CCCCGTTTAGGGGTGGAACCTACGTTCTCGATTCACCGAGAACGTAGGTTCTATGCGGGTTTAGAGCGAGGACCGGAGGTTGAATGTCACCACGATGTATAAAAGGGGAAATACTGGCTGGTAGTACGCCTCGACCTCGGCTGCGGTCGGATCATCAGGCGACACGTTGGCGGAAACGCCCGTGAAGGTGTTGATGATCTGAGCGGCAACCAACTGCTTCAGCGTCTTGCTCAACTGGCCCTCGATGGTCGTGGTCACGTTCGACAGGAACTTGATCCCGATGAACTTGTCCAGAGTGCTGCGCGCCTGGCGTTGGACCTCATCTGCAATCGTGATCACAGTCGGGGTCTTGGTCAGCACGTTGGTCATGTCGGTGGACAGACCCTGGCGACACTCGATGATGCTCTGGCGTTGGTTGAACACCGAGACACCGCGAGTAGCGATCTGGTTCTGCTGCACGGCGTCCAAAGTCCGGGCAATCTCATCGAACCCAAAGACCCGGCCCCGCGTCCACGGGGTTGCCACGTCGATGGTCGGGGAAGCACGGTTGCCCGACCATGCGGCGGCGAGGTAGGTGCCGTCGATCAGGTAGGAGTCCGTGGATCCGTCGGCCCGTGACAGGCTCAGGGTGAGGATGTCGGGGTACACGAAGCGCAGACGGGTCCGGGCAACGGCTTCGGCTGTCGAACCGGCTTCACGCGGCTGCACTCCTGCGGAGAGTCCACAGATGGCAGTGCGCTCGGCGCGGTAGCGGATAGAACTCTGGATGTCGCAAGACCTCGCGAGGTACTGGAACAGTTCCAGAGAATCACCCTTGAGCGGCACCAGCATGTCCGGGTAGGACCCACCGGGGAGCACACCCTCCACCTCATCGACAGCGGCGAGGAACGCATCCGTGCTGGCTGTGTCCATCATCCCGTCAGCGTCGGTGTCGGTGTCCTTCTTGACCTGCTTGATGGCGACCAGGACCGCACCGTTCAGGAGCGTCAGGTAGCCCGCCAAAGACACTGGGTTGGTGGGGCTGGTTCCACCGTAGGTTGCCTCGACTGCGGACTGCTTGGTGAACAGCGCCGTCGAGTAATCCTGCTTCTGGTAGTTGTAGGAGACGTAGTAGAGGTCGCCCACAGAAGGCTGAGTTCCACCCTTCTCGTAGGTCTGGACCACTGCTGTGTCTGCCACGGTGACACCGGAGGTGTTGGCGACGTACAACTCGACGCCAGGAACAGTGTTCACTGGCTGGTTTGCATCCGTCGTGACATCCGCCCGCACCGTGAAGGTCAGGGTCGAACCTGCCGGGTAAGCCGCACCGCCTGCTCGTGGCAGGATGGTGAAGGTCATGCCCGTCACGAGGTCCCGATAGGTCTCTCCGACGTTGCCGTCCTGTCCCGTTCCCGAGTTGAGGATGGAGGTGTTGGCTGTACCCGATCCAGTGACGGGATCAGACGAAGTGACGTAGTAACCATCAATGGCTGCCTCTCCGACGTTGCCGTCCCCTGCGGTGAGCCCCAGACCAGAGCCGGGACGCAGAGCGTCGTCCGCAGCAGCAGCCGCGATGGCGATGGAGGAGGTCGTACCGGCACCAGCAGAGCCCGTGTCCTGAAGGAACAGGTACTCGGCGTTGGTGGAGTCCCGCAGCGTCTTAGCGAAGCCGCGTCCAGCACCCGCGTTCCAGAGGGTGCTGGAGTTGAGGACACTGACCACAGCCTCGACGGAAACGGTCGTGCGGTACACGATGCTGCCGTCGCTGAAGCCGAGGACTGTGTTGGCGTTGCCGCTGCCGATGACGATGCTGGCCGAGGCCGCAGAGGAGACCCCACGGAAACGGATGCCCGCTCCCTCTTGAGAAATCCCGCTGACCCCAGAGGCCGTCATGGCGGCGGAGATCTGTCCGAGGATGCTGTCTGGGTCCGTGAGCGGACCCAGTGGCACATCAGCCGAACCGGCAGGGGCGATAACGCCGCCTGCACCGTCGGTGAACAACACCGTGATCGGCGTTCCCTCGTAGGTGACGTAGAAGACGTTGTTCTGCGCCGTGGTGCCGCCAGCAGCAAAGAAGGTCACAACTGGCTGGGACGTTGCTGCGTCCTGTCCACCGGAGAAGCCGACTTCTCCGAAAGTGGTCGGGGCCATGATGGTCGCACGGATGGCCGCCTCTCCTTCCTCGTTGGAGGTCAGAGCGGCCTGGGCGATGCCCGTACCTCCCATCACCTTCAACTGGCATTGACTGAGAGCAAACTGACCGTCCATGGCCGTACCAGCGCCGGGCTGGATGCGGTTCTGAAGGAACAGGCGGTCGTAGAATCGTAAGGTCGTGGTCGCGCCTGCGAACTCAAAGGTGCTGGCGACGGCTTGGTTGTACAACTTCGTCTGGGTTCCACCAGCGGTGCTGGTGTCCAGCCCTGCAAGGACCGCGAAGTCCACCGCTGGGGCACCGTCAACGATGAACTCCAGGTATGCACCTGTGCGATCCGCTGTGTCCGGGATCAACTTGAAGTTGAGCCGTCCATCGGAGTCTGCCGTGACGAGCACCTTGGGCTGGAGGTCAGCACTGGCTGGCGGAGATGCGGTGATCGCAGCGTCCATGGCTGCCTGAACTGCCGCTGCCAACGTGGTGGCGGAGGCGTAGGCACCGCTCAGGGTGAGGGTCGAGCACGACAGGGTCGCACTTGATCCGACGATGCGGAAGTTGAGCACGTCCAGAAGTCCAGCACCGATGGTCGTCGTGGACAGGAACCGCGTAGACGCCTTCAACACGGGCAGCGAAGCCACGTCGTAGAGCACATACGCGCCACCAGCGACGGGAATGCCCGACAGGGCTGGGGTGACCGTGATGGTCTGCGTAGTCGCGTCGTAGTCGGTGACTGTGGCTTCGTCGCCCGCCGCCGCTGTACCACTGGCAGCGGCCAAACGAAGGGTCCACCCGACGTAGTAGTCAGCGACATTGGAGGCTTCTGCATCCAATGGGATCACGGTTGCTGTGGGCGCGCCCGTGAAGACCAGAGCGTTACCGGCTGCATCAGCGTAGTCGCCCATGGCGGCACGGTTGATGGCTGCGGCGTAGCGTGAGATATCCTGAGGTGTGACCCCAGCAGCCACGCCGGTATCGGCCTGGGACTGGACCAACACACCGTCGATCATCAGATCGACCTCGTTGTTGGTGGTCGCAACCCCGTCTTCGTAGACGTTGGTTCCAGCGCCGTAGGAAACCTCATCGGCAACCAGCCATGCACGGGTGGCTGCCGAGAGATCAATGTCTCCCGGAGTGCCCGAGTTCTGCATGTTGATGGACAACTGGTCGCTGGCGTTCTGGACCATGAAATAGGGACCAGAGCCGGGAACGGCATACTTGGCCAGCGTCGCGTCCTGCGAAGCGAAAGTCGCGGTGACATCCTCCTCGACCGAACCCGTGAAAAGGGTCGTCACGAAGGGGGTCTCAAATCGGCAATCCGGTGTGCGCTCCGATCCGCTCGGGAATGCCACGGTGACGGTAGCCAGCGCAGCACTCTTGGAGCCGAACTGTGGGGTCAGCAATGCTGTTCCGCTTTCGTTGGTAACGGAGTAGGTACCTACTCCGCTTGCACCAGCCGAGGCACAAGCGACTGAGTACGCCTGGTCCACGAGGGTGTTGTAGTAGAAGGTGGCGTAGACCGTTGCTCCCGTGGGGACTGCCTCACGGAGGGTGACGGTGCTGGTGCTGCTCTCGACCTTCGTGACCTCGACGCGGCCACGGTCCAGTGCGTCTTCCAGGGAGTATCCCCAGTAGGCCCACACGAGATCAGGACGATCCGTCGGGAGGTCCACCCGTCCGTTGGCCACCTTGGCGTAGGTCTCGGCACCCAGTGGGGTGTCACGACCGTTTCCTGTGGTCGGCTGGAGTGGAAGCGTGAAGTCCAGTCGGTTTTCGACCGGGGGGTTCACAGCGGTGTTGACCACAGCGGCACAGGCAGCGAGGTACTGGCGGGTGTCCACGAGCGTCGAAGCGACCTGAACATCATCAAGGTAGGTACCACCAGCGGTGTAAATGCCCGCCTCGACAGTGACAGCCGTACCCCAGAGGATCTTGTCGTCCTTGAGAACGAAATCCGCACCGTCGATGTAGTCGTTGCGGTCAGGAGTGATACCGCACTGAGTGATGTCGATGACCCCACGGTGCTGGAGGTAATCAAAGGTGTCCTGCCAGGAGTTGAAGTAGTACTGGCAGGTGACCACTGCGCCGACTTCTGGAGCGAAGGGCAGAACCACAGCGCCAGAGGCACCGTCCACAGAGGTCGGGATCACCTGGATGTTGTCTACCTTGACGGTGACATCAGAAGGATCCGTAGTGGTGACACCGCCGTTGGTGCCGTCCACGATGGGGCGCTGGAAGGTGTAGAAGGTCTGGTTGCGGGATGTATTAGCGCCCTGGTCCAGTCCGAGGAGGGTGTTCGCCAGGCCAGTGCCTACCGCGATGCCACGGGAAGCCGTGAGGTACAGGACCGTCTGACCCAGGTTGTTCACCGTGGTCGAAGCCACGAGGGTCGTGCCGGTCGCCGCAGCGTTGACGAACGCTGCCACCTGAGCCGCAGTCCAGCCAGCCACGTCGGACGGTGTGATGAGCACCGACACAGTGTTCACGGAGTCCACGAGGAAAGAGAGGGTGTCGTTGACGCCCTCGGTGACACTGTAGTTCTCGCCAACGTTGCCGATGATCTCGGGGGCGTCGGGGCTGATCTGGTCCGACAGGGTGTCGAGGATGAGGGTGTCAGTGCGGTTGAAGAAGTAGGTGACCTTGACGAGATCCCCAAGGTTGGGGCTCTGGGAGAGCGTCAGGAGACCCTTCGCGCCATTGATGGCGAGGACCACAATGGGGCTGCCATTGATGGTGACGTTGACCGAGGCATAGTCCGTCGCGGTCGTGCCCGTGCCGTTGCCGTTGACGATGGGGTAGTGCTTGGTCTGGATGCGGTCGAGGATGCCGTCAAAGGCCCCGAGAGTGACCGCGCCAGCGGCTGTGATGGATGCCACAGCGCGAGCAGTCTCATCTTCCTGGACGACACGCTGGTCCACCGAGGAGGAGGAGCCGCGCACCAACTCCAGGCTACTCTGTGTGAGGATCTCGGAACCAGTTCCCATGAGCAGAGGAATACGGACGTTGCCCGCGATGCTCTGGAGGGGGTCTTCAAAGAGAGTCTGGGTGTAGACGCCCGGAGGAGCGTAGACGGAGCCTGGGAATGCCATGGTAAACCTCGTAATCTTGTCTCAGCCGTGGGCCGAGAGGGTGCAAGCGCGGGATCCCGACCGTAGAGGTCAGTGTTACACCCCTGCCTCGCATATAGAGCGAGTACCGAAAAGGGGTTTACTTCTTGTCCTTGGCCTGCTTCGTTGCAGCCTGAGAGACTACATGGGCTGCCTCTCGGTTCTGGTTGATGAACTTGCGCTCACCCTCGCCGACCTCGCGGTAGCCCCCTTCGCGCTTTCGGACGAGGTGATCGCGATTGATCCCACGACCCTCCTTGGCGGCTTCGGCAACCATCTTGTCCTTGCGGGCAGCGTTCTCGTCGATCTTGCCCCACTTTGCGGCGGCATCACGCCCGATGGCCTTGTCAAAGTTGAAGTCGTCGGAGGTTCCGGTGTTCGACGGGAGGGGTCCATTCAGTTGACTGGCCGGGTGCTTGAACGCAAAACTGACTGCCGAAATCTGCCGGGTGCCCTTACCATCGCAGTTGGGGCATGGGTGCGTTTGTTCGTCTGACATGCGGGGGAACAGGTGTTCAAAACGCAGGCCGCAGGATGGGCAAGTGAACTCGTAGATGGGCATAGAGGTTCCTCCGTGGGGTCACCCTACCCCCGGAGGTAGGGTGACCCCATACTACAAACCATTGTCATCTGCGGAGGCGGGGTCATCTGCGGAGGCGGGGTCATCTGCGGAGGCGGGGTCATCTGCGGAGGCGGGGTCATCTGCGGAGGCGGTGTGGTGCTCACCTCAGCCCCCGAGGTTCAACGCAGCGCTACCACCACTGATCCATGAGGGTGTAG